AGAAAAAGTTTAGTTTGTTTAAATTTTTATTGTTCTTCTTAAATAGAGAGCCTGATGCTTCATCTATTTTTGTGTTTAGTGCGTTAGTTAGCAAATTAGTAAAGAAGCCACCGCTTGTAGTACCGCCACCTTCTCTTAAAAGTGCGGCATTTGATGGATTACCGTTTACATCTCTTTGTGCTGTATGTAATTGGTTAGTTGATCGAGTTATATTAGATTGTTCTAAACCAAATAAACCTTTTACAAGACCTCTTACTTTGTCTTGTGTTGGATTAAAAGGTGCCGACTTTGTGTAATCTTCTAGTAACTCTGTTAAAATGCCGTTATCGAAGTCTTCGTATTCCATGTTTATCTCTGGACCGTATTCTAATTTTTCATATTCTATATTAAAAATTATTTCACTTGGCACACCTGAACTAGCATAATCTAGTTGTGTTACCTGTGCGTCTTGTAAAACAGGATTAATTGCTGTTGTCCTTGTAACATGTTGACCGTGTATTTGAAATACATGTATCGCACTAAAGTAGTTTCTCATTTCATTACTATGAATGTCTGGGCCAGCAAAATCGGAATTAAATGGATTTTTATCACCGAGATCAGTTGTGGCAACTACATCATTATGATCAAATGATTTTAGATCCCCTAACAAATTTCGTCCGTCCATAAAATGATAATTGTAATAGTGTTGCCATAAACTATACCATCTACTTTCAATGTCGTCGTAAACAGTCATTGAAAACGGTTTGAAATCTTTTGTTAAAATTACTGGTTTTAATTTATTATACTGATTACGTTTTTCAACTGTAAAAGACACAGTCGGCATGTCTATTGCTCTTACCAAAGACGAATAGTGATATTCATCTTTATTCATATGAAGGTTCTTTAATTGTGGGTTCAGTTCAAAATATGTAACAAACTGAAACGGTAAACGTGGCGGTCTACCGGTCTTAAAACTGCCGTATTGTCTACTAGCATGTCTAGGACCGGCCTGATATACGCCTTGTTGAACTTGTCCGCCAACGATCTCTTTCCAGAATTTCCCCATGGGTACTCCTCAACTACCTAGGATTAAACCTGAGTAGATGTGCCAGTGCCAAGTGGTGAAACTAATGGGAATGGATCACCTGCCGCAACTTTACCACCTAATGTGTTTGGACCTGCTACATGTACAGCATTGTCATATCTTAATGATAAGTCAATGTTTACAATTTCACTTTGATCATATGAGTGATCGCTGTAATTAACTTCTTGTAGCATACAACCTTCAAGTTCCCACTGTTCAGTAGGTTCTGCGTTTGTACCATCCAACACCTGAATAACTGCGTCGAACTTATAATCTCCACCACTTACTGCTGTGGTTTGTTCGAAGTGGTTAAACTGTCTTTGGATTTGTTGTCCGACTAATGCGGCAACGGAATTTGTGATATCGTCACGTAAAGATAGGCTGATTGCATTCCATTCATGTTTACCTGCAATGTATGCTCTCGAGTTATAACTGTGAACTACAACTTCTTCCATTGAAAAAGTAGGTCTAGTTACACTCACTACATTCTGAGTTAATTCGTCTGTTCTTCCACCAGCACCGAAACCTGTTAAGATTACACGGAATCTATATTTAAGTTTTGGTTGTAAAATACCAAGACGACTACCTTCTATTGGTACACCGAATTTATCTTTTGTTATTGCCATTTGCTTTACTCCTAATTAAGTATTACTCAATTTATACGTTTATTTATCATTTTTCGGCCAAAAATAAAGGGCGGGTAAAAACCGCCCTTTAAAATGATCAAATTAAGTTTAACTTGAACCTGTTTGTCCGAGAGTCGACTGAATTCTAATCGGAATATAGATAAACTCAACTGCTTTAGTTGGTTGTATTGCTATATCTAAGTATAATTCGTTTCTGTCAATCCTTGCGGCAGTATTGTTTGTAGTATCGCAAACACTAATAAAGTCAAATAGACCTCTTAATGTTACAAGTTCTGACAACAATGAGTCAGCAACTCTTTTAACACCACTTCGAGTAATACCGTCGTTTGGCTCAAACAAGAAAGGCTTAACTGAAATATCTAATTGATATCTAATATAGTTAATCAATCTTGCTACGTTAATTCTATCTAAGGCACTTGCTGTTGGGTTAAGAGTCTTTTGACCAAACACTACCAAGCCTCTTCCTGGGAAGTTAGCAATTGGATTTACTTTGTTTGAATATAAAGTATCTCTTTGACCTTCGTTCAATGATACAGGCTTAAATTCATTTTCAACTGAATCTAAATAACCTACTGATGTAGCATTTTGAACAAGACCTCTTTGATAACCTGCTGGAGCAAACCACTGATATGCCACGTTGTCATTAAATGCCATAGTTCTTAAAGCAATATGACTAGGTGGTACCATTACGTTTGTACCGTCTAGGTTAGTTGTTAATCCTGAAGGATAATGTACTGATACATAAGGACTTGATGATATTAAACCATTGTCGCCGTTTTCGGAGGCATTGTTAGAGTTTTTGGCCCACGCACTTATTGAAGTTGCGTCTGATTTAAGCCTTAATGGAGAGTCACCAACGATGAATGCCACCTCTTTCTTATCAGTATTTAAAGTTATCATTTCGTCAATCAATTCTGGGTAACCAGGAGTTGAAATTAAGTTAAAGAAATTAACTTCACTTCTAATATCTTCGTTACTTGAGATTGCCGCTTGTAATCCGTTTACAATAACTTTTCTCTGTGCTTTTCTACCCATGTATGGTGAACCATTTGTTTGATTTCCTGAATGGTCAACCCATACATTACCGTGGTTCACACCGCTAGTAGTATAATTTACTTTATACTGCTTAACGTTTTTGCCTGATCCACGTTTGTTCCATGCTAGGATGTTGTTTGGTACAGTAGCGGCCGCTGGTGCGTCGCTGTCAAGTCCTGCTTGTGTTGTAGCAGTAGCAGGTCCCATATCTTTAAATATGATTCCATCGCTAGTTACTTGATCACCGTTATCAACTAATACCCAAGCACTGGATTTTCTTTTGTAAATTTTTGGATAATCTTCTAACGCATCTGAATCGACCCAAATGTCGCCGTCAACTAATGCTCCGCCATCACTTTGTAATGAAGGCTCACTAGCCGCTACGTTTACGTCGTAATCTGCTGAGTAAAGAGTCCAAGTTTGAGTTCCAGCAACGTTTTTATTATACCATAAATTTACGTCTGTGCTATCATGATACCATAATGTACCGTCAGTTAAGTCACCTGCTGGTGCTGAACTACCGAAACTATAGTTTGCTGTTGTAACACTCTGTGCTGGTTTCCAGTTACTATATGTACCTGCTGTAATGTTTACATTACTTGGGCCATATCCGCTAACTGTACCTGCTCTAACTCTAATATCTTTACCTGCTGTGTCAGTGATTGTTAATTTATTACTTACATTTGAAGCAGTAACAGTTGTAGCACCTGCGGAACTTAGTGCCGCATTAATGTCTTTAACATAGTCATCGACTATTGCTTTACCGTTGTCTGATTCTGTTGTAAATGTTACATCAACATTTGATCCTTGGTTTAAGTTTAATACTAAACTAATTGATCCACTATGTGACGTGACGTCTGCGTTACTTGAAATTGCTGTACCTTGTACTTGTAAACTTGAAGCACCGTTGTGTCTTTTAATGTTAAATTTACCATTAATAGATGCGTCGTCATTGTCTGGATCAAATTCTACAAATAGACTTCCGTCTACTGGACTAGAAATACCAGCATACGCCGCCGCTGTATCGGCATACGCATCTGCTGAACTTGTTGCCCATGATTTGTTTGTTGAGTTATAAACTTTAACACCATATTTAAGTCCACTTGCTAGTGATGTTGTTTGAACAATCATATCACCGTTTGCTAGTGCGCCACTATCAGCCTGTAGTACAGGTCTGTTTAAGTGAGTACAAACTTGGAAATCTTTTCCTACTACGTTTGTAAAACTTGATGCTAATGTTGTCATATCATACCAAGCACTTGAATACTTGTAATAATATGTAATGTTTGCAATGGCATTACCACTGCTGTCAATTCCTAATACTGCGATGTCGCCATCTTTACCTACTGAGTTCTTAGGTGCCCCACCACTTGATACATCGTCTTTTGTGAAAATGTAAGGTGTAGCGAATTCTTCGTATTTTGAAGTTGATGTGTTGTATTTGAAAATACCCCACTTAGTTGATGAACTATCTAACCATACTGTTCCATCTGCTGGAGCAGGACTAGGCGCATTCGCTAAAGGCTTTAATTCATTAAGATCAATATTTGCTCTAAGAACGTATGCTCTTGAAGCCAATCCTAAGAAACTATGAGCCGCTAGTAAGCCATACTCGTTAAGTTCATTACCATGTGAAGGTGTTCCGCCCGAACTATAAAAAGTTGGGTTTCCGTACTGTTGTAGAAGTTCTCTTTGACTAGTGATTAGTTTAACTTCGTTTGCTTCTGCTAACTTAGTGAAACCTGCTGTGCCACTTCCATCAGGATTAGTTTTATCTTGATGTGTAGCCAATATAATCAAAGGTACTGTACCAGGTCCGCCGGGACTGTAAAAACTTTCGTCTGATACTGTGATATCTACACCAGGTGATACTAATGTTGCCATAATATTCTCCTATTATACCTTAATTGGTTAACAGTATTTATGAATATTTTGTATATTTGCGGTATTATAGAAATGTCAATTCATCAAAAATTGACGAAGATGATAAATAAGCCTCTAAATTATTTCTAAGCCGTTATCGTGGAATATTTGTGGTTTTTGTGGTAGTTTTTCAATAATTACATCGATGTTAGCATATAAATCTTCTAATGTGCCATTGTTGTTAATAGTATAATCAATGTCGCAACCTACCCAATCCCATTCACTTTCGTGAACATGTTTGAAGTCTCTGCTCATTATATGTTTTGCTACTGCGTCACCGTTGTTGGCCGCTAGTGCTATATCATACCATTCAGGCCTTTCATCGCGTTGTACTAGAATAGTTGTGCCGCCAACACGTTTGATTAAGTCTAACTCGTTTTTAAATCTAACGTCACTGATAACAACACACTCGTTTTCGTTATGTAATTTTTTAACTCTATATTCTAAACTGTTTAACCAAATATCTGGGTGGAAATGATCACGCATTACTTCAGTACCAATTAACTGTAATGCTAATCTAGGTGTAAAATTAGGTATGCCTAATTTTTTACTCCAATAAAGATCTATGTTTTCTCTAAATTCCCTGCTTTCGTCAGTTTCACCTTCTAACATATCTCTAGGCCATCCAAATACACTTGTACATAAGTCTTTGATTGGTCCTGCGAATGATGTTGGAATGCAACCTTGTGTTGCTAGATATTGTGCTACGGTGTTCTTGCCTGAACCTATGTTGCCTAAAATCCCTATTGTATTCATTTATCCTATTACAAAGCCGTAGTTTCTGTTACCTTCTTCCATATTAATTATAGACTGTAGTAATCTTTCTTTATCAGAAGCGGCCTCTTGCTTTAAAGCATCGCCATTTAACTGTACAGTACCGCCAGGTCCTGGAAGTCCTGAAGCATACTTACTTCTTGCTTCACCTAACATCATTTTTGCTTCTGCTAATGCCCAATCGGCCATCCACGGTCTAGTATATTCGTTTTGTAATAGACTTTGTTCAGGTACTAAGTTAGATACTTGCATCATTATATCTTCTGCTATTGATATCTTTCTTAGAATTTTTAATACTTTGGTATTTGAATTGAATGTGAAATCGTATTCACCACCAAATATTCTATTGAGTGTTTCTTTATATTGAGTAAATGCGTCATAGTTTGCTAGTCCACCTACAACACCTGCGTTTATCAAGTATGTATTTTGGAAAGCAACATCAAATGGATCAAAATTTGTTCCAGTTCCTATGTTACCGCCACCAACTCCGCGTCTATATATACGTCTAATGTTTAACACTTCCTGTGGTAACGTATATTCTTGCGTGTCAACTTGTGTTCCTAAGAACGCATAACTTTCTTCTACAGCCGCATCACTTCTACTTCTTAGTGTTTGTATTGCTCTGTCTATAGCAAGGTTATAGTGTTCTGGATCTAACTCCACGTCGACCATACCGTCGCCTAATCGAAGTTTGATTTCGTTGATTAATTTATCTCTTGGTGTTTCGGTAGCACTCATATTAACTATTTATCAAAAAGTCTTAAGTATAATAGTATGCTCATTGAATCTACCGTTCATTTTAGTAGGTGTTGTAGTTAATTCTTCAAACGATTTTTTACATTTCATTTTACCAGCATCAAACATCTTAATCATTTCTGCTGGTTTCCTAAGTGTTTTTTGTAAACTAGTATCTTCATTAAATTCTTGTAGTGTAGTACCTTTTATCATAATGCCAGTACCTGGTCTTTGCATGTTTCTAGGATCTACAGTTTTAGCATGATATACACCAATCTTTCTAGTTTTAGTATTGTACACCCAAACTTCATTAGCATAAAC